AAACTTGATGTAGAAAGGTGAGCTGTGAAGGACCAGGGAGAAAAGTGCATAAGACTACGCAAATCGCATGGTAACGAATATCTGTATATTTTCTACGGGGATAACTTTGTTGATGCCGTTATTCCATACGAGAACCGTCAAGAAAACCAAAACACGAGGATGATTGTAGATTCCGTTTGCAAAGAAGCTACTAAATTAATGCGGGGGAAGTAGAAGTGTTTCTCAGGGCGACAAGATTTGACTAAACGCAGGTAATTGTTGTATAATAAAAAAGGTGGAGAAATGAAAAAAATATTATTTACTATCGTGTTTTTGTTGGTAACAGTAACACAATCTTTCGCGGGAATGGCAGAAGATAGAGAGGCATTTTTCGACAGGCTAATAAACACGAATATTATCCAGAAAATAGAAACGCGAACATCAACACCGAAAGTTTATGTTATGCCACGGTTTTATGAGCTAAACTTTGATGATAAAGCGAGTTTTATTAATGTTGTGTGGGCGTACCATATGGAAAAAAACAACGATCAAGACCAACAAGTGCAACTATATGATAGCCGAACAGGTAAGCATGTTGGAGGATATAGTGGGTTTTGGGGCCTTGTTCTGCGTTGATGTGGTGGCGATAGTTGCGTACTCATTAGAGAAAATGTATAGTTGTTATTATGAAAACAAAATTAACCAACAAACAGTCTGCTTTTATTGATGAATATATGATTGATCTTAACAGCACACAAGCGGCAATTCGTGCGGGTTATTCTAAAAAGACAGCGAGTAGGATTGGCCCTGAAAACATGTGCAAACCTGTAATACTAGCGGAACTAGAGAAAAGGTTAATAGCAAGATCAGAACGCACAACTATAGACTCAGACTATGTTTTATCACGGCTATCAGAAGTTGACCAGATGGACGTAATAGATATACTCAATGATGATGGGACCACTAAGGCAATAAAAGACTGGCCCCAAATATGGCGCCAGTTTATTTCCGGTATCGATATTACAGAAATATTTACGGGTAGCGGAGAAGAGAAATCGTTGTCTGGTTTAGTGAAAAAAATAAAATGGCCTGATAAACTAAAGAACCTCGAACTTATAGGGAAACACGTTAATGTCCGGGCATTTCGTGAGAATGTTGAGCTTACAGGAAAGATAGAACACCACAAAGAACTTTCAAGCGAAGAGCTAAACGACAAACTAAAAGAGCTTGGCGTTGTCCTGTAGCCGTGGATAAAAACGANCTCATACTCGCATATGTCAAAGAGTTAAGAGTTCGAAANGCCAGGACAGACTTTTACACGTTTTATGAGCTGATATACCCAAAGTTTGAGAAAGGGTGGTTTCAGCGAGTACTTTGCGAAGAGTTCCAAAACTTTTACTATGATTTAAAACGCAAAAAACAACCCAGACTCATGTTGTTTGCCCCTCCAAGACATGGCAAATCAACAACAGTCCACGCGTTTTCCGCTTGGGTTTTCGGCCAAGACCCTGACTTTGAACAAATTGGTGCGTCATATGGGGCCACCCTGGCCCAGAGGAATAATAAATTTGTCCAGAAGGTAATGGACAGCGCGATATACCAAGAAGTATTCCCCAAAGTAAAAATACCAAAGAAGGGCACCGGCGGACGAACTAACGAAGTTTTTGAGATAGTTGGGAAAGATGGAAGTTATCGGGCCTCTGGTGTCGATGGTCCTATCTCAGGATTTGGTTGTGATATCGGAGTAATAGATGATCCAGTCCGAGGAATGAGGGATGCAGCCTCCGCAAGAGTTCAGGAAACACAGCGTGATTGGTACAGCGGTGACTTTTATACAAGATTATCACCTGTCTCTGGGGTACTACTGTTTCTTACCCGGTGGAATGTAAAAGACCTTGCAGGGTGGCTACTCGATGAGGAAAAAAATGGCGGTGATAAATGGCGTATTTTAGTATTCCCGGCAATAGCTGAAACAGACGAGTATCAATACCGATTTGATGGGTATAACGAATATGGGACAGTGCCAAGGGATGATTGTGAATGTATTATCCTAAGAAAAGCCGGGGACGCACTACACCCGGAGAGATGGGACCTTGACCGATTAAATATTATCAAAAGAGCTGCAGAAGCTCGTGGCGTATGGGGTGCATTGTATCAGCAACGGCCAACGGTAAAGGGCGGCGACATATTCAAAATAAAATGGTTTCCCCGATATGATAGGTTTAGTGATCTATACACGCCTGGATCAAAAGACAACGAAATAGTAGCTACTGCAATACACGTAGACACCGGTATGAAAACCGGAGAGCAACACGATTTCTCAGTTTTTGAGGTGTGGGGTATTGGCCGTAAAGATATTTATTTACTGCATGTCCATAGGGGCAAATGGGAAGCGCCCGACCTTCGAAGAGAGGCCCGTTTAATCTGGAACATGTGGAAAAAACAATATAGCAAGCTACCCACCTGCCGAGGAATGTTTATTGAGGATAAAGCAAGTGGTACCGGATTAATACAAGATCTGAAAAGAAAAGATCGCATACCCGTTATAGCGGTGCAAAGAAGTACAGATAAACTGGTACGTGCAAACGATGCCGCACCATGGATTGAATCAGGAAATGTATGGTTACCGGAATCAGCGCCATGGCTGCCGGCTTATGAAAACGAAATGAGCGCTTTTAATAAAATGTTTACCCATGCAAACGATGATCAGGTTGACCCGACGCTTGACGCAATAGATAAATGGTTAGGTCGCGCTAAGAGTGTACTTGACATGATGGATTAAGTGTGCTACACAATAAACCATGAAGAAAGAAAAAATCGATAGTCAATTCGCTTCCTCAATGATTAATGCAATGACAGGAATCGGCGGCGCGGGTGATTCTCGAACGGCTGGTACTTTTGCATATGGTCCGCAAATAGACCAATACCAGGCGAACTCTCTTTATAACACAACTTGGATTGGTAGAAAAGCTGTGGACATTCCCGCAGAAGATATGACAAAGCATTGGAGAGAAATCCTTGTTCCCGATGCTGACCCCGCCATAATTAAGACCATTCTAGATACCGAAAAACAATTACATATTAAAACACGCGTATTAACCGCCATTAAATGGGCCAGGTTATTCGGTGGTTCTCTTTTGTTGCTTGGTGTCCGGGATGGAAAAGACCTTCGTGAACCACTTGACGTAAACGCTGTAAAGCAAGGCGATCTTGAGTTTGTCCAAGTAATGGACAGGCACAGAGTTGGTACCCAAGGCACGAATACATGGAATCCATTTTCAGAAAACTACCTGGACCCAATGTATTACAGCATTTTTGGTACTAGCGTTCACCACTCTCGGATTATAAAATTTATTGGGTTGGAGCCTACATACGAAACAATATCATTATATGGATATTTCGGCATCTCCGTACTGCAGCCAATGTATGAAACTATTCGTGACGCAATGCAAGCCCTCGCAGGCGCCAGCAATCTAACACTAAAAGCCTCGCAAGATGTATTGAAAACGCCTCAGTTGTGGGACTTTATAGGCACAGAAGACGAAGAAAAAATAACCCAACGTTTCGCCTTAATGCAAGCCCAGAGATCAATGTTAAATATGCTCATACTTGACGATGGTGAATCCTTCGAAAGCACTGCCGCGACATTTAGCGGGCTTGATAACGTCTTGGATAAACTTTTAAGCATGGTAGCAGGAGCCTCTGGAATACCAGCAACAAAATTTTTCGGTCAAGCCCCTGCTGGTTTTAATGCAACAGGCGAAAGCGATATGCGTAATTACTACGATGACATACGCAGCGGACAAGAAAACATGCTACGGCCACGTCTTGAAATGCTTGATGATGTTATGATAAGATCTTCGATTGGTGTTATGCCGGAAGATTATTCTTTTGAGTTTAATAATTTAAACCAGCCTACCATGCAAGAAGAGGCAGAAATAGACGACAAGCATCTTGATAAGCTTAAAAAGTTATGGGAAATTGGTGTTCCAGAAGAAGTTCTGCTCAAAGACGCAATGGAAATGGGATTAAGTAAAAATCTCACAGAAGAAACATTGTCTGAGCTATCAGAAGAGCCAGAAATTGATGAGGGAACTTTTGACTAGAGAGCCAAGGAAAAGAGCTGTCCGTGGTGTCAAAGGTTCACGAACCAGCGAAGAGGTTCGCTACCGTCGTGAGTTGCTTAATATTGTAGGCATGATTGAAACAGCCATTTCAGGTGAGCTTGTACCCGCTATAAAATCTCGTGAATCTGAATTTAAAACAGACGGTGTACTAACAGATTTAACCAACATTTTACGTAATACACGCGCTCGTTTCGGTGATTTAGAGAGCCTTGGCACTATGATAGCAAACAGGCAGGCCATGGGTGTAAATGTTATGCAAAGCAAGCGGTTTAACAATTTAATTAGCCGTGGAATGGGTATTGATATACCAACAACATTCACCCCTAAAATTGCAACTGCGCTTGAGTCTTCTGTTGTCAAAAACGTATCATTGATAAAATCTATTCCAGAGCAGTATTTCGGTAAAATTGAACAACTAATACACGAAAACGTTACAAAAGGGCGCACCGGTGGTAGTCTTATCGCTGATATAGTTAAATTAAACGGATCCACAAAGAAAAAGGCAAAGTTGATTGCAAGAGATCAAACCGCAAAACTGGTGAGCAACTTGAACAAAGAACGTCAGCAGCAAGCGGGTATTATCGGCTATCAATGGCGTAATTCTCAGGATCAACGTGTTAGGGGGAACCCTAGTGGTTTATATCCTAAATCAAAGTTTGACCATTGGCTCCGTGAGGGGCGGTACTTTTTGTGGGAGAATACCAAAACCCCACCCATGGCTCCTAACGGTAAACCATTTAGACAGCCTCCTGCTGACGGACATCCAGGAGAACCTCCGCTTTGACGATGCACAGCCGACCCCGTAGTTTAACGGTAAAAACATGAAATACGATACAATAAAAAGAGATGCCGCTACAACGTTTAGCGAAACTGACGAAGGATACATTGTTGTAGATGCCAAGATAGCGCGTGTGGGTATCCAGCAATATCTTGAGTCACAAGTAAAAGACGGTGGTAATCCCGAAAAAGTAGTAAATGTAATGCGTTTCCCGGAAGAGGTCTTTTGTCCTGAATCAATGCGCTCAATGAGTAACTTGACGGTTACAAACGACCATCCTCCAGAAGGCATAATCGACTCATCTACATGGAAAAAGTTCGCTTCTGGTTTTGGTGGCATTGCCGCACAAGAGGGCGAACATCTAACAACTACGCTTACTATCACAGATTTTGAGGCGATTAATCAATGGCGCTCAGGTCGCAAAGAAATTAGCATGGGGTATAGTTGTGAAGACTACTACTCTCCAGGAGTGCATGAAGGTGTTAAATATGAATATGTACAACGTAATATAAGTGGAAATCACATTGCCCTGGTTGACCGGGGCAGGTGTGGCGGATCGTGTCGAACTATAGATGCGGAAAATAAACCTAAAGAGGTAAAAATGAAGATCAAAATCGACGGAATGAGTGTCGAGATTGCTGATGAGACCGCCGCAACTGTGGTTCAAACGGCACTTGACAAGCGCGATGGTGTTATTTTGAAAATGACAACTGACGCTGGAAACTTCGAAAAGAAGAAAGAAGAGATTGAGAAAGAAATCGACAGTCTCAAGGGCAAGATTAAAGACATGGAGGAAGAAGAGAAGAAAAAAGAAGACTCTGCCCCCGATGTTAATAATCTCGTCGCTGACCGACTCAACAATGCAGAGGTAGCTAAACGCATTATGGGCGATGAATACGACTGGAAAATTAATTCATGCGATCAAATCAAGAAAGATTGTGTCAATAAAATTCATCCAGAAATGAAAATCGACGCTGAATCCTCTGATTTTATCGATGGCATTTTCGCTTCTGTTGCAACTAACGCAATGGTTAAAAAAACAAATGCTATGGGTGATTTGTTTACTAGCGACAAGTTGGACAAAGCAGTCAAAACTGCACGTAGTAATTACGTCGATAACCTTGTAAACTTCGGCAAAAAGGAGGCCAAATAATGGTTGTTATCCAAGACACATATAAACAATATTTTGATGCTGCCCTTCCTGGCAACTTTGCTAACACCTCAACGCTTGACGATTGGATTAGTAAAATGACCGATACGGCGATTACTTTTGGTTTGGGTGTTGTCCGTGGTGCAAAAGATCGTTCTGTTAAAGTTCCAAGCGCAACGGGTCAAGATTTTATTGGTATCGTTCGCCGCACTCTTGCAAGATCCAACGCAGACAATGTGGAAGGTGGCGCAAGCGAAATTGATACTTTTCACGATATTATTACAAATGGTTATGTGCATGTATTTTGCGAAGACGGTTGTTCACCCGGTGATGATGTGTTTTTACGGCACACAGTAAATGCAGCCCTTACACCTGGTAGCTTTCGGACTGATGCAGATACGGCAAAAGCGGATCAGATCACAAGTGCCACATGGGAAACCACCACCCTGGCTGGTGAAATCGGAATTGTTAAATTAAAGCAGGGAGTATAATATTATGATTAAGACTGACGCTGCGGGAGTGATGGGTTTCCTTCAATCAAATCTCGCATATGTAGAGCAACAGCTTTACCAAACTGAATATACGGAACCGCTGTATAAAAACGCCTTTGCTTCTGGTGCAATTGACACCTCCGCAGGTTGGGCGCGCACTGTAGAGGTTTACAGCATGGACATGGTCGGAATGGGTAAATTCCTATCAGGAAATGCTCGTGACATTCCAATTGCTGATATCGGTTTCAAGCGTGGAGTTTCACCTATTGAGTCCGCAGGTATCGGTTATCGCTACACTTATGAAGAGCTAATGACCGCTCAATTTGCAAGCGCAAACGGTAGCGTAGTTCCTGGACAAGCACTTGATGCAAATCGGGCTATGGTCTGCCGTACTGCTTTTGAACAACATGTAGACATGGTAGCGCTAACTGGTGACACTGACAAGGGCTATGAGGGACTTTTCAATAACTCAAACGTTCCTACTGCCAATGTAATCAATGGCGCAAGTGGTGATTCAGAATGGGAATCAAAAACAGCCGACGAGCTCCTTTTTGATATCAACGACGCAATCAATGATGTGTTCGCACAAACAAAAAACATTGATAAGGCCAACACTCTTGCGTTACCCTCCAGTTCCTTTCAGTACATTGCAGGGAAACGACTTGGTACTGTCAATGACACCACTGTCCTTGAGTTTATCCGGTCAAAGAATGTTTATACAGCAATGACCAACAAACCTCTTGAAATCGTGCCTTTCTTGCACCTTGAAACAATCGGCGCAGGTTCAACTAAACGGATGATTGCGTATAACAAAAATCCTATTAAGCAGAAAATGCACGTACCTGTACCGCTCCAGTTTTTGGCTCCACAACTGAAAGGTTATGAGTATCAGGTGCCAGGCATCTATCGTCTTGGACCTGCGGAATGGAGATACCCCCTCTCAGGCGTGTATCGTGACGGTATTTAATTAACAACATTATCGGAGGCAATAATGTACATCAATACAACTAACAGACAAATCACAATTAACGTGATGGATAAGGAAAAAGGCGTCAAAGTAAAAATGGTGTTTATTCCCGGTGTGCCTATGGAAGTAAACACCGAATTAATTGACCAGGCGCGCAAAGAGTATCTCGTTGTCCAGTCGTATTTTTCGAATGGTGATCTTAAAAAAGCTGGTGCCATTCCTGTAATGCCAAAACTGGACGAGCCAGAAAAGAAAGCAGACGATCAAATAAGCACCAAAGATTTCATGCTTGATGCACTCCAAAAAACAGGCGTGGAAGAGTTTATGATGGACAAGAGAAACAGCGAATCATCTGTCAAAGAGGCATACGACAGACTTATCTCAGGAAACTTTGAAACGGATGCCGAATAATGTCTGTTGATACTGCAACATTTAAAATACGATTTCCCGAATTTGTCGCAACAGATGATGCAAGGGTACAATTGTTTATAGATGATGCAGTTGCAGAATTAAGCGAAATATCATGGGGGACCCGATACGACTTAGGAACTTGCTATCTTGCTGCTCACTTACTAGCAATTGGAATAGCTACCGAATCAGGAGACCCAAGTGGCCTTTCACCTCTTGCCAGCGGTGGGGCGGATGGTTTATCTGTATCTTTTGCAAGATCCGCTTATACCAACACGTCTCATGAGTATTGGCAAAGCACAGCATACGGTAAGGAATTTATGCGCCTTAAAAGAACTTTATTTGCTGGCGCAAGGGTAGCCAAGGTAAATTCATGAGCGTAGATATTAGGCACAGTAACCCCGGATGGCTAAAACGCTTATTGAATAGATATAGCGGAGATTCTGTCATAGCGGTAGGTTTCCCCATGGGTTCAGATGGGGCAAGCATGCAATACCCAAACGGCGAAAGCGTTTTAGATGTAGCGGCTAGAAATGAATTTGGTATAGGTGTCCCGGAAAGATCTTTTTTGCGCACCGGTGGCCTTGAGTTTGTGGACAATTCACAACCTTTATTTAAAAAAGCTATAAAACGAGTAAACGAAGGCGGTGATCTTGAATCTGAATTGGACAAAATTGGCTTAAAAGCTGTCGCAGCTATTCAACAAAAAATAGTAGATGTCAAAGAACCGGCTAATGCAGATAGCACTGTTGCACGTAAAAAATCGGAAAACCCGCTTGTTGACACGGACTTAATGAAACAATCTGTTACATATGAGGTCCGTTAATGTTTCCCCCTGTACTGCAAGCGATAACATTATTCCAGCAAAAAATAGTTGTATTTGATGCTGCTTATACTGATGTTGATGGTCGAGCGGTACAAACTCCAGGGATTGATTACAACATTTTAGGCGTAATCCAGCCAGCATCACCGGAACAAGTTGAATATTTAGCAGAAGGAGAACGCACCGACGCCGCAAAACTTATACATACAAGAATTAAATTAAAAATAAGCGGAACAGGTCAAACTTCTCAATCTTATGTTCGATATGATGGTGATGTCTGGAGGGTTTATTCTCTCGGAGACTGGAGCGGTCAGTTCTATCGCTATATCTGTCCAAAAATAAACCGTAGGAGCGCTATCAATGCCTAGTGTTGAAAGTTGCAAACAAGCGCTTAGAACGTGGATATTGTCAATTTATCCCGGCAATACTGTGATGGTTGGCGAGTATGATGGGCCACAACCAAACGCGCCTTATTTCAGCACAAAATTGATATACTCAAAATGGTATCCGCACTCAGTCAGTAATACCATAAATGACGATGACGAGATTGTTAAAATGTACGTCAAGTTGTTTTTCTCAATACAGGCAATCGGTTTAGGAGACCCACAATCTAAATTACACCGACTTGCTGCAAGTCTTGATAGCATAAAGTCAAATCTATTTTTTCACGGCGAAGAGATGGGGTTTTGTGGTATAAGTTCAAACATTAACGAGGTTTCTGCTGTTGTCGGTTCCGGATGGGAAGACAGGGCCATAATGACAGCAAATTTTGATGCAAGAATATCCGAAACATTTATTACAGAGTTTGCTAATTCCGCAGAAATTGAAGTAATAGCAGGGACTTTTGAAGAAATAGGTGTTGGTGTAAAATACACCGGCACTGAAAAATATACAGATTTAGAAAAGTATTTCACAGCGACTGGTGGAAAAGAATATCGTGAAACAATAATAGTACCAAACACAGGAGATTAAACCATGGCAGTATGTGATCAACGGGTCTTGCCCCGCTCAATTGATGTAACAGTAAACGTCAGAAAACCCCAGGCGGCATTGCTAACTGATTTCAGTAAGCTGTTAGTCGCTACTACCGATGCACCTTATGACCATGGGCTACGATTAAAAGCCTATGTAGATATTGATGGAGTTTTGCTTGACTTCACTTCTACGCAAGAAGCCTACAAAGCCGCACGAGATTTCTTCGCGCAATCTCCACGGCCAACATATTTACTTATCGGAAAAGTTTTTACGACCCCACAGTCCGGTTTTATGGAGACTAGAACAATTGTTCCGACTGTCCTCCCGTCAACATTTGCCGCAGTAAGTGACGGAGAGTATACGATTAGTGTTGACGGCGAGTCTCAGGATGTGGCCGCACAAGACTTTACCACTGCTACAGATTTTGACGATATAGCAGTTATTTTAACAGCTGGTGTCACTGGTGCAACTGTAGTTTTTGATGCCAATTCATCCGATAACTTTATTTTTACAAGTAGCTCAACAGGTGAGACCTCCACGGTTTCGGCTCTTACTGATACTGGCGGAACAGGTACAGACATTAGCGGATTGTCTTTCCTCAACGGACTTGACGATCCATTAACAGAAACAGACGATCTCAGAATAGTGGCAGGATACACCCCTGTAGGCATTGTTGATGAATTAAGTTTACTAGAAAATGCAGGTCAGTGTGGCGGTAACAACTGGTATGGTCTCGCACTCACGAAAGAATTTAGAGACGATGCATCAACTCTTGACTCTGAATTTCACCCACGTTTAGCTGCTGGATGGATTCAAACACAACGTAAACAATGTGTTTTTGTAACAAACAGCATACTTTCCACAAATCCTGACATATCATCAGATATTGGAAGCGATTTAAAAGAGTTAGATTATAAAAGATCTAGCGCTTTTTACGGCGATAATGCTGGCTATTATCCAGATGTAAGCGTACTGGCTAGACTGCAAGCTGTAGATTTTCGAGAAAGAGAAGGAGTAATTACTTTAAAATTTAAAGATCTTCCTGGAATCCCTACTTCAAATGTAACTGCTAGCCAACTTAACGCATTACTATTTAAGCGGATTAACACGTTTACCCGTATTCAAACAGATGTAAGAACTGTAAGAGATGGCACCACAGCAAGTACTAGCTGGTTTATGGATGAGGTGTTTAATATTGATGGCTTAGTTGATGCCATCGAAACAGAGGTGTACAACGCTTACCTTCGTAATGGTCGTATTCCTCTTAACCCTACTGGTCGCTTAATCCTTGAAGACGCTATAAATAAGGCGTGTTTTAAGTTTACGGTAAACGGAACGCTAACATCAAGAGAAAGCACAGACGCGCAAACGGGAGATATTAGCACAGAACCAGCGTACTTGATCGAGGTACCTCTTGCGGGAGATTTGTCTATAGCTGACAGAGCGTTACGGAAATGGTCTGGAATTAAAGTTATTGGTAATTTGTCTGGCGCTGCCCACTCAAGTACTATCAACCTCGACGCGTTCGTTTAAAAGGAGATTAAATCATGGCAAGAAAAGATTATTACGCCCAAAACCTCACCGCTGTTGTTGTGGATGGTGTGGCGTGTGTAGACTTTGCAGAGGGAAGTTGTGTTACCGTTGAATCTGGCGGAGATCAGGCAAACATGAACAAAGGCGCTGATGGGGCTAGAACCTCACTCGCATTTGATCGTACCGGAAGAATTACTATACGACTTAAACCGATGAGCCCAACAAATGATCATTTTGCAGGTATAGCACGAAGACAACAGGCACAGTTTTTCCCTAACTCTTCATGCGCTGTTGCGTCTGGATCTGGAGAATTGCACAAAGCGACGGGCGGATCACTGGTTACAATTGCACCAACACCCACAGGCTCAAATGCAATGGAGCAAAGAGAGTGGGTATTTCAGTTTGAGGTTTTAGACTCAGACATAGGTTAATATTGCTTGGAGGCAAGATTAAATGAACGATATTACGAATGTATTAAAGATTGAAGAAAGAGAGTATGTAACCGTCCTGATGCCTCCTATACGGGCTGTTGCCCTACATGCTAGATTGCTTAGCATGCTGGGGGGGACGGTTTCTAAAGTGTTACCTCAAAACATGTCTGACGAGTCGCAAGCAATGTCTATAATTGCTGGTGCTTTGCAAGGTGTTAACCCGGATGAACTGCCACAACTTATTTTAGATATGACAAGCATGATTTCTCTCGGAGAGGACAAGCTTGATAAGACGATGTTTGATTCACATTTCACTGCTTACCCAGGAGATATATATCCACTCGTATCTTGGGTAATTTGGATAAACGTGAAGCCTTTTTTGGTAAAAAGCGGTCCCGCTTGGTCTTCCCTCATGAAAGCAGTGGGGTTAAAATCGAAGAAGATTGGATAGACTTATACTTTCTGACTCGACCGGTGACCGCTGGAATGTGTAGCTATGAATCATTAAAAAATGGCAATATCACAGTAGAAGATTTATTTGAGATGCACGACGCTCTAAATTTGCAACAATGGATTGAATCTAAATCGAATGAAGAGGACGCTTAATGGCTGTCGTAGATGAACTCGTTACATTATTAGGATTTGAGGTAGACGATGCCGACGCGAAAAGATTTAGTGTAACATTAGATCGTATTAAACGCGGTGCAATGGTCGCGGGCGCAGCTATCACAGCAGCAGCCGGGGCCATTGGTGCATTTACTAAAGG